ATGTCCGGAAGGAAGACCACTCAACCACTCATATATAACTCCGTCAACAATATGACGAGAATTATATACTTCCATCCATAATATAGATCTAATACGACAATTGTCTTCACCGTCATTATACCATCTGTTAATCTCATCGAGAATCAACAAATGAATGAGAGGTTTCTGACTACCATCGTACTTAGAATAATCTCCTGCTAAAATATTCGATGCTGAAATAGCAATCAAACGTTTAGCAATCGAATTCCATTCAGAAGAATAGGGATTAACGCCAATAGCAGAACCATTAGATATCCTATTCTTCATATACCATAAAGCAAACGCACCAAAATAGCGACGAAACGCTATCAAATAAGTAAATTCACAACCAGAAAATAAACGAGTAGAACCAGCCAAAACTTTTTCTTTTTCTCGAAGTTCACTTTTCAAATTATCGGTAAAAACATGAAACATACGGATATTATTATAAGCTTTACTTATAATAGTATCAACAAGAGTACAAACCTCATCAAAAAGGATTCCTTGTTCATAAGTACCAAGAGCATGAGAAAACAATTCTTTCTTATAGTTACGACAACCTTGAACATTCATAGGCCAACCAGCACTAGTACTAGAAGATATTGAACCAAAATCTATATCATAGTCAAGGCCATAAATAGCCTCTTCATTAGTATAAATTCTTCTATCAACGTCATAAACTTCTGTCCAATCGATAAAAGAAAAATAATTCCTACAACATTCTCTAACAAGATCATAGTCTATAAGAATATCAGGTTGACAATACTTCATTTGAGCATTGAGAAGAGGATCAATCAAAGTACCGTCCATAAGAAAAGGTCTCAACATGGCAGGATACAATCCATTATCACCAAGAAGACCAAACATACGCGATTTCCTAATATCCGTACTAGTATTACGAGAAGGAATTAAGTTAGTCCTACCCATAATCTCAAATCTAAGTGGCTTATCAAAATCACTAGATTGAGGTTCAATAAAATCAGGTTCTTCACTGACAAGTTGACTGTCAAAGAGTTTCAAATCTTCTAACAATTCTTCCTGCGTAACAACAGCTGAAAAACCATCACCATAATGAGTATGACCAGCAACATGAATACCAAATATCTTCTCATCTTGAGAAGAATTTAAAATACCCATAAGAGAACCACAATCTCCAGATTTAGTAGGAATATCATACATAAATGATTCATCAACAGTATAAGGAACACCAACATGACGTTCATTTATGGCAAGAATATCAGGAAATCTCTTTCCTCTACCAAAATAAAAACCTCTATCTCTAGAGATATTTGCAAGTACAACCTCAAGATTGGTTGTATTAAACTCGAGCTGTTTACGACGACCAAAAAATTTAATAATTCTCCGACGTTCCGGAAATCTCTTAGGAAACTCAACAAGAACCAGATCCTTATTTGCAAGGCATCCGGTTTGATGTCCCATAATAATTTCTTCTACCGTAAACAACAAATCAGTCTCAACACTATTTTTACCATGACTCAACCTAATAGCTCTTTTTAGCCGACTAGGATCTTTCTCAACACCCGCGAAAAGTTTAAGAATGAAATGGTATGGCATAACACCAATGCGTCCATCAATAAATGTGATGGAACCCATTGTGTTCCACTGACCATCATCGTTCAAAGACTCAAACTTAAAACAATTTCGCCTAACTATAGAATCAATAAGATCAAAGCCTGAAGAATCATCACCAAATTGAGGATCTACAAATAATTGAGGATTCACAAGCAAAGCAGCTTTCATTTGTTGAGCACTTTTAAAAACTTTATTAGAAGCTTTGTGAGTACGAAGTTTCTGACTAAAGCCAAAAGACTGTGGAGCAGGTTTACCAGTCCACCAGGTATATAACCACTTGGCAGCAAACATAAGAAAACTACTAGTTGCAACAAAAGAAAGAACAGAAATAATAAGATCATAATTAACAAATAAAAATTTGCTAACAGACTTCCAAGAAGGTAACAAATTAAGAAATTTGTCAACATACTTCTTAACACTCTCAAAAACACGAACGCGGAGGTGTTTAGAACGTCGAACATGAACAAAAGCATCAGCCTGATATTTCTTACGAGAAATAATATCAGCTATCAATTGATGGTAACCAATACCGTCAACCAAAACGTCAATCATATCATCAGAATGGCTAAATAACCTATCTTCAGAAACTAAATTGAACAAATAATGAGCATATTTAGAATCCTGACACAATAACAATTCAATCTCACGACGCATGTTATCAGTAAGAGTTAAACTATCTATAAAAGTATCGTCATCATCATCAGAATCATCTTCATCTGGATTATAACTATAATCATCAGGAAGCTTAAATTCTTCAACTTCTAATTCATAAATCTTTGAATATTTCTTAATCATATTTCTAAGATTTTCTTTATGAAGGGCAAATTGCTTACGCTTAACAAACTCTATTTTACGAGCAAACATAACAACCTCATCAAAAGTATGAATTCTACCAGTATAAGTATTGGCAAGTAGATCAAACTCGTGATATTCCAAATGTTCTGGACGAAGGTCCGAAACTTCCAAACCCTTGAGTTTAGGATAATCAATGCCTTCCAAACTGGAAATTGGCAACTTCGTGTAATCGATACGACGATTCCACAAATCATTATTGAGATCACAATCCATAGTATAAGCTGCTTTAGGAACAACAACATAACTCAAGGCAAATCTACGCTTTAATGCTTTATTAGAAACAATGGCATTAGAAGTAAGATTTGGTTGATTGGTAGTAGCGACAACGTACTTAGGTCTAATATAGACGTTACCCTTGTTCTCCAAATGAGCCATATGAGCACTGTACTCTTCAGAATTAATAATTCTAATAAGTTCCATAGCTTCACACGCAGGAGAACCAGCAACATCACGAGCTTGCAAGAGATCATCATAAAAGAAAACTCTAGCTCTATTAGTCAATCCATCAAAGAAAACCATCTCTTGTTTTCTAGAATAGATAAAAGGACCCGGATTTGAATCAAATTCTACTCTTTCTTCAGAAGTCAATCCGTCAGGAGCGACAGTATTGCACAAATAAGCAGCAGCTAAAGATTTAGAAGTACCAGGTCCACCTGAAAATAAAATACCTACAGGCTCTTGCCTCATTCCTTTAAGGGTAACATCTTGACGCTCCAACTCAGTTAGAATACGTTGCAATGATTTTGAATCATCATGAATCATACGCAACGATGCATCTGTGTACTTATCTTTAGGAATTGTCTTAAGAAGGTGTTTTCCTACTTCTAAAAGACAAACAATACTAGAATATGTTTCTTCTGTTGAAGGAAGAGATCCTCTATTAAACTTAAAGGAATAAATTCTAACTTCGTCAGTAAACATATCAATTTCACGAGAACAAGAATCTAAAAACCTAACAGATGGTAAATCTAAAAAGGTTTCCCGAAAGAAATTAACTAGAGATTCTACAAACTTAACAATTAATTTTGCGATCTCTACCATTCCAAGTTTAGCTCTACTAAAATCTTTAACGAAAGTCAACGTCAAAGCAGTAGCAGAAGCTTTAGATCCTGCACCAACGACCCCAATAAGGGCTGAGGCAATAATGGAACCTACTAATTCCAAGGTGGAATCAGAAAATTGAGGTTCAATAGCATCCATATCTAAATCAGGACACTCAGGTATTTTATCACTAAGATTCATATATAACTTTAAAAGAAAAGTTAATTGATCAGGACTCTTAATAACAAAATAAATGGCACTTCCTATAAACATAGCATAAGAAGGCCAAGTTCTTGAATGAGCATACCATGCAGAAGTAATAGCAACTAAAATAGTAGGACTCATCGTCCCAATACCAGACAGAATATCAGTAGTAGACTGTAGCGTTTCACTACTGACTCCTGACATAAAAGACGGAACTTTCTTCTCAAAATTGTTGAGAGTATTCAAAAGCTTCTGTCTTTCTTCAGTATCGGGCAACTTATCACCAATAGTATCTAATACATCAGGTAAATGTTCACTCAATTTCTTCAATCCTAAAGGATCGGTAAATGCACTAAAGAAGGATTGAGGTTCGATTTCTTTCTTTGGAATCGGTTCCTCTTCTTTCCAAGCAAGTTTATATTCCTTCTCTTTAATTAAAAAGGAATAATCTTCCAAATCTTCCCAATCGCGATAATATGTAGGTTGTCTACCCTTGTCCTCAAAAAAGGCATCACAGGCTTTCTTACCAAACATCTTAAGATTATCTTGATAATTCGCATCATTAAAATAACCATAGGGATCGTCATCAGGAGTAGAAGGACTATTAGAACTAAAGGGATCTCCACTTTGAGGTTCAATTTCAACAAAAGAGTCATCACCATCAAAGCGTTGATCAAGATCCGTGTCACTATCATTAAAACTAGATTGATCACCATCCGAATAATTATATTCGGATTCACAATCGTAAAAGGATGGACGATACTTATCAAAATCTTCATAATAAGAAAGTCGAATATCATTACAATATTCCGAATTAAAATCAATATTATGAGTCATTTGAGATAACGCATTCAATTCTAAGAGATAGTTATCAATAGTATACTGAGTAGCATATTCTAACTTATGGAAAAATTCGATAGAATCTTCATCTGTCATAAATGGAAATTTGTGACATAAAGTTATATCACTCATTCCACTCTGTGGTTCAAGTTCCCAAAAACGGCTTTTCTTACTATATGATTTTGAAAAACCGGCATTAAAACTTGATACCATAGTACCTCTAGTATTTTTATCTACTTGAAGTAAAACAGGATTAATCTTCTTTGCCATATTATCTAAATTTCGCTTATAAGCTAAAAATTCAAGATCAGGCAAGGTTCTCTTCTTATAAAAATAGACGTTGACGTCCTCATTATCAAAAAAGAGATACTTCTCAAAAAGCTTTTGCTTAGCAATAGACTCTGGGCCATTGTTGCTAGCATAATCGACATAACGGGGGCTGTTTAATTGTTCCATTTTAAAGAAGGTAGGGGGTTTTATCCAGTATACGCAGGGTGCGGTGGGTTTAAACTCGCCATACTAGAGTGAGCTCTCTACAGCTAAAAATGATACAGCACTTGCTGTACCTCCTAACTATAAAACATCTAAAATTCGCCACAAATTTTAGTTAAATCAAATCTGAAGATCAGAGCAAGAAAACATTAAATATTAGTCTACTTTAATTTGCGATACAATGATATAATCATTTAAAGTAGTAGAGAGTTGATCAAATAAGAATGATCAAAACTTCTTGATAATAAACTTATTGTTATTAACAAGATATTTTTG